TGCTTTACTTCTTGATAAGTCAATTCCATTGCTGAGTAGCAAATCATTAGAATTTCCCTTTTAATTACAACACCTGCTTTGTGAGCTTCTTTAAGAGTCTTGTTACTACTATAGTATCTCATAAAGTCAGGTTTAAGCTCCCGGGTATATTTCTTTAGTCTTTTGTCTGTAGACATAGCCAAAGCTTTCTTACCCATAGGTCTTTTTATATTAGCAAAGAAGTTCTTCTTGCCAATGTATGCAACAGACTTGCCATCTATGATAGCAGTCATATTGTAGATAAATCCAATAGCACCTTCTGGGATACACAATTCATCAAACTCTTTTCCTTTATATATCCAAGGCATAAACATCTATTCTTAACCTTAATTCCATATTCTCTAACTCAAATATAGCCAGTTTCTTAGATAAGTCATCTACTTGCTCTTCAAGTAAGTAATTCTGTTCTTCAAGTTTTTCTACTTCATCTTTTAACTCAGCAATCTCATCAATGTATTCACCTTCTAGATTCTCAAATTCTAATTTTACATCAGCAAAATAACTTGCAGCATAATCAATATGTCTTTCAAGTTCATCCATTGTTTTTTCTAAACTCATAATGCTTGTTTTAATAATGGAAACAATACATCTCTCACAGCTTCAACACCATGATCTCTTACAGAATCAGAAAGATCTTTAGACATTTTAAGTACTACAAAATTAAAACCATACTTTTCTTTGTATCTCTGAGCAGATTTAAGACCAGGATCATCATTATCAAACAGTACAATTATCTTTTGATACTTACTTAGGAGAGGTTGCATGAAGTTTTCCGGAATAACACTGTTCTCACTGTCTGGAGCAATACTTTCAATACCATTTATTCCTAACTTCTTAAAACACATTAAGTCTTTTAAAGAAGAAGTAATAATTAAATATTTAGATTTGAACTCAAGTTGATCAGAACCCTGGATGTAATCTTTTACTTTAATAAACTTGTTATCTTTTACTTTCGGTGTGTATATTTTATACAAACTACCGTCTTCCCTAAAGAAGCCATAAATAAAATTACCTTTTATATTAACAGTATCAAGAATTTGACCATCATCTTCCTTTACCATGTTATAAAACTCTAAAGGATGCACATTATAATGCTCTAATATACTAGAACTTAATTTAAAACCTTTCCAATATGATTGATCTAAAGTATTCCAGTGTCTGATTTCATAATCTGAGACAGTGTATTTACTTTGTGGAACATAATCTAGTGGAACGTATGTGTTATTAGAAATGTATGCATCATAATCAGCCATGATTTTAAAAGAAGCTTTACCTCTTCCATCTAGATTAAACAAATGCATAACTAGATTTAAACCATCACCACCAAATCCAGATGAGAAATCTTTGAACTTATAAAATCCTTTGTTATCTGTGTATATACACATAGAAGGAACTTTATCAGTAGGGTTGAATGCAGATTTTATTTTTAAACTTTGACCACAAAGTCTTTCAGTGAGGTTTAAATAATACTCAAATACCCATTCTCTAGGTACTTCATTTAAATCAGAAATTATTGTTTGTGTAGAAATCATATACCAAAATTTAAAAATTAGGGGGAATCACTGACTCCCCCTAACTATATTAGTCTAGAGAGAAATCAGTAGAAGGTTTGCTTGGCATGTTTAAATCATCATCTCCAAAACTTTCAACATTGTTTACTTCAAGTTTTTTCAAATGCTTAGATTCATCATACTTAATAACTTTACCTTCTTCAACTTCACCAAATGCATACTTTCCATTTTCTGCTTTTGGTAACCACATATCGTAATTGGTATAACCAGTTCTACCAACATACTCTTTACCTGCAATACAGAATTCAAGATATCTATCTTTAATCGGTGCAGTTTTATTAAATTCTTCAACAAAAGCTTCAATAGTATCATGCTTGTTATGTTGTGCTGACATCCAATCATTGATTCCCATTGTTTTACAAAGATTCTGTAAGAACATTAAAATTGATCTATCTCTTTGTATTTTGATACCAGTTTTAGTCTCACCATCTGCAAATGCATACTGGCTTGCTTTAACTCTACCAATTTGACCTTTGAAGTGACCTCTTTCAGGATTGTCTTTATCTAAAGCAAATCCTTCAAAACCTTCAATAGGTTCAGTTTCTACATGCAATATCAAATGATATGCATTGTCAATAAATTTAAACTGTTCTAACTCAACATTGTTGATTTTTAACACTTTGTTTCCCGGATTAATTGTTTTTGGTAAACCAGATCCACCGTTACCTAAATCATCTGTACTTAACGCCATTTTATTTTACTTTTTAATTATTACACATAAATTTTATCCCAGTGAAACTCTAGTTCACCTTTTTCATTCATCTCAGAAACTACTATCTCTTCATTTCTTAAGTGCTCTGGTCTTGCACCACAAGTCACTTCTTCACTAGTTTTAAATGATAGAATGGTTTTGTTACCTTTTCTAAACATATAACCAATTGCATCTGCATTTGCACAGATCAAAGATTTGATTTTACCTGTCAAATCAATATTGGCAGCCAATACCATTTCTCCTTTATCATCTACCTGTTTGTCCTTGATGTGACCAGATAGAATAATGTGGGGAGCTAAAGTATCAATAAAATCTAAAACTTGAAAGAAAGCTTGTCTCAAATATAAATAACCAGCACCATTAGGTAATGACAAGACATTGTCTCCATCATAATTTTTACCCATACTGGTTTGTTTATATAATTTGATTGCAAGAGGCATAACCATATCTTCTAATGCAGTCACAGTATCTACTGTTACATACTTATATGGTTTACCAGCTTCTTTGATAGCTTTACCTGCTTCTAACAACTCTTGAAGAGAATTAACTTTAATCTTCAGAGCTTCTACATAATCAGCACCATTTTCTAAATCTATGATAAGATTATCTTCTAAGCCTGCAAATGCACTGGTCTTACCAGTCTTTGGTTTAGAATAAATAATCAGTCTCTTAGGATTAGTTCTTTCTGCTTTAACTTTTTTAGTTGGAAGTACAATACTCATAACCTTTTTGCTAATTTTTCAAATTCTACACTTATTCTCATCAAAATATCAGAAACAGATTCATCTCCCTCATTCAAAGAAACTTCCTCTACTTTAGGAGAATATTCTTTTTCAAAATCGGGGAACAAACTTAATGATTTTTGTAATTCAGGCAAATCATTCTTAGCATCTTCTTTTCTTTTCTCATAAAGAGAATGACTAATCTCTTGACCACTAGATAATACAACCATCATCTCATTAACAGGAATAAGATATTTTCTATCTGGTTTTCCTTCACTGTCTACTCCTTCAATCACATCATACTCCTCTTGGAAATAAGGATTGAACTTAAGTTTAAACAGTGCTCTGTCTTCGTTCATTGGTACAATATCAATAGTTCTACCATTACCATCATAGGCATTGTCATAAAACTCAATGTAGATATCTTCACCTTTCTTTAATTCCCACTCAAAAAACTGACATTGTCTTCCAAACTTTCCTTTCTTGAAGAATGCAGTTTTAATTGTGAAAAAAGGATCAGCAATACCAATTGCTTTGAAAGCATCCATATGCTGCATATAGAACTCTCTTTCTTTTTCTTTTCTTAAATTACTACTCATATTTATTAATTTACTTGGATTTTTTGTGCTACAGCTCTAGCAGGGGTATTCATTTCTATTATCCTCATAGTTACCCTATCAAGTTTAAAGAAACTTATTCGTGTTGTGCCATTCCTGGACTTTAAAAAATGAAACACTAATGTATCCGGGTCTTCAATCAGAAACTTCTCAGGACCATATTGTTTAATTTTTCTTATAGAAGGTTTATTTATACCCATTACCACATCAGCATGCTGTAACAAAGCATCAGAACCATATATATCAGAATCTAATACATAATTACCGTAATTACCTTCTACTTGTCTTTTAACATCATCAATGTTTCTATTTAATTGACTTAGGACTATAAATGCAACTGGATATTTTTTCTTCATTTGAGTCAAGGCCTCACCCAATGCTCCCAGCATTTCAAATTTATCTTTTTGTCCTACATCATTTTTAAATAGAGCAGAATGATCTATTGCAACAAGCATGTGTCTGTATGAACCATCATCTCTTTTGTGTCTCTCCAATTCATGATGGATAGTAGCACACATTTCATTGACAGTACATACATCATAGACAACATTAACAATATCCGTCTGTGCACTTTCATGATAAAAATCAACGCACTTCTGGAATATTCTTTTGTCAACTAATTTTCCGTCTTTACTCATTAATGTATTGTAATCAGCACCTGTTTTCAGACCGAACTTTCTTATTGCACTTGTTTCATCAACCATTTCCATTTGGAATTTTAAAACACGGAAGTCTTGATTTTTATTAAGATCAATGATATCAGATATCAACTGTTCCATAAAAAGAGTTTTCCCTGTCCCTGGTCTAGCACCAACTACAGTAATAGTTCTCCATTCTAATCCATCACAAAAGGCATCATTAAATTTGGGCCATGCACTAATAAGAGATGGTAACTTACCTTCTCTTCTAGCTTTCATTTTAATAAGACCCTTTTCTAAACTGTCTCTTTCACTGACTGGTAATAAATGACGGGCACCATTAAATAAATTAGCCATAGATTTTTAATTTAAATTATACAATTAACTCACCAAAATGTACTTGTTCATCATCAGGATTATCTTTTAAGTATTCACAATAAGTTGCTAAATCAGAATCCCAACTCTTGTCTACATTTTGCTTTCTCAAAAAATATTGAGCAGTTCTCATGTATTCAAAGTTTTTAGATTCATATTCTCCAACATATTTTTGTGTAGCTTGAAAGATAGTTTCCCAATCATAATTATAGGTTTCAAAAAACCATCTAAATCCACTTTCTAGGTTTTTAGCAGGTACTCTAGCATATTTTCCAGAAGATAACTTCTTATTAGGAAATATGTGTACATATGCCTCTATGTTTTGCATAAAATTATGCCCTAGTAAATCTGTAGAAGTTTTTTTCTTAGATCTCTTGAAATAACCATCAATTTCAGTAGTAAAAATAATACTTTTATCTGTTAATTCCAAATCTTGTGTCAACCAATTATCTTTAATTAACCTGGTTACTTCAAGACTAGCTTTAACATAAGTATTTGGAACAATGCCTTCTTTTACACAGTCTAGTATATAGAATGCATTAGGAGTTATTCCATTATCAGCAAGTTTTTTAAAGATCTCTTTCATATCACCATGTTATAGTTTGATTATAATTCTCTTTTACTAGAACAGATATTTTTTTAAATATATCATCACAATCCCATTTAGAGCCATTATAAGCAGCAGAAGCAGGATGTTTAACATAAAACCTATAATTATTATCATTGGTAAGACTAGACCACTCTTCAGCTTTTTTACCCATGTACACATATATCAATCCATTATTATAATTATTTAAAGTATCTAACAGATATGCAGTAAACGGTTTCCAGATATCATAATGACCACCTATTTGACCTACTTCAGTTGTAAGAGCAGTGTTAAGCATCAAGATACCTTGATTAGACCATCTAGTTAAGTCACAGTTTCTTTCATATTTGTCAGGATAATCTTGTTCTACTCCATTAAATATAAATCTTAATGAAGGTTGCTCTGTTAAAGTATTTCCGCAACTAAATGCAATACCATCAGCAACACCTAACTGTGGATACGGGTCTTGACCAATCATTACAACTTTGAGTTCATCATATGGACATTCTTCAAATGCTCTGAATACTTGTTTGAGAGGTGGTGTAAATCTTTTATCTGATTCACTTAGTGTACGAAGTTTAATGAGTATATCATCAAATTCAGAACTAAATATAAAAGATTTAAGAATTCTATCCCAACCATTTGGTTTCAATTTCTCAAACATTTTTTGTTTAATTTCTTCTAAATCCATTTTTTTGTTATTTTTGATAAAAATTATAATTATGATAAAGGTAAAAGAGCTAAAAGATGATGTTGTTATAAACATACAAGTAAATAAAAGTTTTTACTTAATGACTAAAGCTGCTTCTTTTGTGCTTCTACAAAATATGGATATTCCTGAAAAAGGAGATGCATACTTTAAAGATATCATGAATAAAGAATACAATGATCTTGATGAACAACAAAGAGCTTTTTATACTTTAGCACTTCTTCTAGCTGAAATAGAAACTCAAGCTACTAGAAATAACTTGTACAATGAAAAGGAAATTCCTGAACCAGGAGATGAAGGTTATGTAGCACCTAAGCTAGATTAATATTAAACTGTTCTCTTCCTATTTGTATACAAGCTTCAATAGCCAACATCAATTCATCTTTACTACAGTCAGCAAAAGACTTATCTGCTATACCAGATGCATCTTTAATGACACATTTCATTTCATCAAAGGTATATCCAGATTCTTTTGCTATTTCTCTAATACAAGCATGTACTTTTGCAAGTTGTGCTTTACTATGATCTGCATCAGCCAGATCTAAATACATATCCACTTTCTGACCCTCTGGAATCTTCTCTAGGAAAATCTCATAAGCCAGTTTATCTTGTGGGTGTGCAAATACAAGTTTGCCATCTTTTTTAATAAACTTACCACTAAACATCTTCGCAATTTATTAATTCTTCCATCACTTGAAGAAAACTAATTAAATTCTCTTCTGTTACAATTGTCAATGCAGGTACATCAAAAGAAATAACTTTCCAGTGATCATCTTTAACAACATCACTGTCTGTAGAAACAAGACACATGCCTTCACAAAGCTCTAAGATATAGTAGTAATAATCATAACCATTATTACTCTCTAAATCAGAGCACATTTGTTTTTTAAATCCATGCTTAACTAGTTGATTTTCTGTCATTATTGTATTTTTTTTCAAATTTCTCCCATCCTTTAGGATCAAATTGTGTTATGAGTAAATCTAATTTGATTTCTTCTTCATGTTCATCACACATTCCAATTCCTTTAACATCTAAATCAGGACTATACTTTTTGGTTGCTGTAGCACCACATTTAATGCATTCCATTGTCTATAAAAAATAAATTAAAACTCCATAAAAGCCAATTCCGGCTAAAAAGTAAATAAGGTTATTCAACCATTTAGGGTAATTTTCCATATCAAAATATATATCTAATTGTGTTCCAAGGTATTGTTTGATCATGTAGTTCCACAAACTGCTTTATGTAGTCTGCTTTTCTATTATGTTCATACCTTATGTTTTTCCCACCATACTGTGAGGTTTTTGCTTCTTGTATTTTTGGGACCCAAAGTAAGTCTTCACCTGGTAAACCATTTGCTAAATTATAAAAATGTTTGTCTTGATTATGAGTTAAAAAGATTACCTCAGCTTTAACAGGACTATTATAGCTACCCCAATTCATAACAATAGCATAAGTATCAACTAATTGAAATAATATTTTATATTTTTCCAACCAATTATCATGAACTACAACTGGACTAAAGTTAAGATGTACTTCATAACCCGCATCTAAAAATCCTTGAACAGCATGCAACCTATCTGAAATAGTATCTGTATTAGGTTCCAATACTTCTCTGTATTCTTCAGGCATTAAACTAAACCGGATTCTTATCTTACCTTCAGGATTAAACTCCATAAGATCACCATTTACATACTTAGTAGCAAATGAACCCATAGCAAGTGGATGATCTCTAAAAAACTTAAAGATTTTTTCCCATTCATGATACTTAGCATGTAGAGCAAAGTCCTCATTACAACTGATATCATATGTAATATAATCTCCAGTCTGATTTGGTTTCTCTACTGTAGCAAAGAAAGCATGTGAATTAACTTCTGTCAGGATATCCATAGTATTAGTAGCTACAGATAATCCTTCCGGTTTGTGTCTCTTCATATAGCAGTAACTACAATTATAAAGACAACCATGTCCAAAACTTGGGCTTATAAAATCTGTGCTTCTACCAGAAGGCCTAATAATCATAGACTTTCTAGTTACTTTCTCTATAACAGACATTGTTTACTTCATAAAAAATTCAGGATTTATAATATCGGATGTATAATTCAAATGTTTATAATGTTCATTATCCAAAACCCATTGTCCTTTTTCTTTTATTCTAAGATTTCTTAATGTCAATAAAGAATATGCAACAATATTAGCATTCTCTTTATCCTCACTAAGCAGCATGTTCAACATGTTTTCTCTTTCATCATTAGTAATGTATTCAGTCTTCATCAAAAGATTCATTTCTGAATGAAAGATAAAAGGTCTAAAGTCTCCTTTTTTATGACCAGTTGCATACATATACCATAAATAACCCATGTTGGTATCTTCTGATTTAGAAGCATCCCAATGTTCTTGACATATGTCGTTAATCAGAGTCTTTATTTTTTGGTCTGCAAAATTAAAATACTTATTCATTTTCTTTTTTAATAAGTTTAAATACTTCGTAAGCTTCTTCTTCTGCCCATGTAATAATTTCTTCTTCTTTAGTTACGTCAAAATTATGCAGTGCAAATGATTGATGCATTAACTCATGCATTATCAATCCAAACGTACTAACTGAATCTGTGCATCTTGAAAGATTGATAAATACAAATCTTGGATCATCATCTGTGTACTCACCAGATTCTTTAGGTATGAAATTACTCCAACCTGCTATATAAGCACTTTCTGTTGTATTAGCATGTGCTTCACAGTCTATAATATTAAGACCATGAGTTGCTTCTACATTAAAGTAAGTAAATACCTCACATGGATTGTAACTTAACATAAGCAAATATGCTCCTCTAAATATTGTTATCATTTTTTCTTGTATCTATGTAATCAATAATAAATCCTACTGCCACAATGATATTCATACCAAAGGACATGATTATTTCATGTAGATCAGCATACACTGAAGTCATCAGGTGTACATGACCCACCATCCAAAATGGTATGGACAAGTTTTGGCTTATCCATACCAATGTATACTTAATAAAGTGTTTCATCTTTCTATAAGATTATTTGCTGGTGTTGTAAAGATGCTCCAAATACTCTTTTTTCTTTGGATTATCAATATTACTCCAATCAACTTCACGTTTCTTTATAAACACCTTAGCTATTTTAACAGAAGTAACTTTTGGTTCTTTTCTTTCTACTGAAATAGCAATTATAGTTGCAAAAACTACTGTAAGTGCATAAACAATTAGATAATTAATCTCCTTCTTCATTGTTTATCCCCCTTTTCTTCTCTTGCTTCCCCATAGAACGAGGAGAACTTGTGGTTAGCTTGAGTAACTTTCTTAAGTTCTGTTGAATTCTCTGATTCAATGAACTTGACCCTCCGTCTTTCCGCTTCTCTTTCATATTCTTCCCAATTATAAATTTCTAAATCTCTCATTCTAGCTACATCTCCAATGGTCATACCTTCTGGTATACCATCGTTTGCATTCATAATCTGAATACAGACTTCTTTCATTTTTCCCATAATAATAAACTTTTTTCAAGAAATAATTTAATGGTTGTTCTGATATCTTTGTGACCCAATATAGCTTTAGCTGCTCTAAGTTTTTTGTAAAGTTTAGCATCTAAATCCAATTCAATTCTTTGTGATCTGTGCATTCTAGAAACTTCAACAACATCAAGCTCATAGGGAAACATAACTGAATAAACATATATATTTTGTCTATAAGACTTGTCAGCATAAAATTGAAGAGCAATCTTTTTGTTATAATGCACTTTATCTCTTCTAAAGTTGATAGCTTTAGCAATTGCATGTTCAGTCATTCCAAACCTATAAGCTAGTATTGCTATCAAATAACTTCTTTGATCAACAAGATGTCTTTTACGAGAATCACGGTCCAAAAGAATCAGTTCATTTAAAACATCTTCTTTAGTGTAATCTTCCATATTAAATAATATCTAATTCTAATTCCATCTCTTCCTGTTCTACTTTTGCATCAGCTACCATTCCTTCTATAGGAAGAAATCTGCTTGCATCATAGTATTCATAAGGAAATGATCTTTCAGTTAATTTAACTTCTTTGAGTTCTAAACCAACTTTACCAGCTTGTAAACCCATGTTTACAGCATTAATAACAGTGTAGACTACACCTTCTTTTATCCATTCATCTGGAGATATTCTGTTTGGTTTTTTGCTTGCATCAATGCATATGACTTTCATAAACTTCTATTTCTGATTTAATCTGTAAGTCTTCAAAAGTAGATTTTATTTCCAACATCTCTAAGAAATCACCTGATTTAACAGAACATTTACCAACATTATGAGCAATAATAGCACATTGTTCAGCTTGTATTGGTTCATGTTTACAGAATTTAATTAAGCATGCCATGATGTAACCATAGTCATTAACAGAATCATTATACAAAACTAATTTATGTGTTTTTGTGTTTTCCATATTACTCTAATATACAGAAATTTCAGGATTAACTCAAGTTAACCCCAAAATCTTTCCATACAATTTTAGTTTGATCAAAACCTTCTAAAGCTTCAGTAACCCATTTTTCATCTATAGTACCTACATAACAAAGTATATGTACAATAGCTTTATCATCAGGATTAAGACGGAGCAACCTCCCAATTCTTTGACTTGCTTTTCTTTCATTCCCATAAGCATGCATGATTATACCTTGTTTAAGATTAGGAATGTTTACACCTTCATTTAACTGTAATACAGTAGATAACTTTGTAATTTCCCCATCTTTAAACATCTGCAGATTATCTTCAGAATCTTTGTTATTACTATGATAACTGTGTACACACAATCTATCAGATTGAGCTTGAGTATTAGCAAATAAGATACACTTATTGTCAATGCTATCCATTAACTTTTTAGCATACTTCTCTTTGCTTGGATACTCCATCATAGCTTTCATTCTCATAACTCTGAGCATGTGCATGTTTCCAGATCCTACATCAATTCTTCTTGACCAATAAATATAGTTAGACTCTTCATCAGTCATGAATTGTTTATTTGACATTTTAACCAAATAATTCTTTTCATGAGATAAATTAATCTTGTGTACTACAATTTGGTAATCATTTAGTATTCCATTCTCTACAGCATCATCTGCTTTGAATGTATATACTACAGGACAGAATTCATTTATTAACTTACCTTTTTCTGAATAGTTGACTTTAGGTGGTGTACCAGTCAATCCAAGTATCTTACCTTTATAGGTTTCTAAGAATGCTCGGTGACTATCCAACAAACTATGACATTCATCTAAATAGATAACATCGTAATCATTAGGATTTTGTTTATTCAAACTTAGATAAGTAGTAAATACCATTCTACCTAATAATTCTTCTTTCCCAAACTTTACAGCATCATCCTTCCATGATTGGAAGATTGATTTCTTGGGTGCAACAATAAGAACTCTCATCAATCCATTAGTATTGGTATCAATATGAGTCAAACCCACAAGAGTCTTTCCTACACCAGTACCCAAAACTATTGTGCATTTTTGTTTATTCTTAGTAGCTTCTAATGCTTCTAATTGAACTTCATCTTTTGTCATAAGTATATTATAAGTTATTTTAACCAACCCATTGTTCTAGCATCTTCAGGATGCTCATGGATATAATTGTGACAGTTTCTACAAACAGATTTCCATGTAGACTGTACCAAATAGAAAGCATCCCTGTTAGAGCCGGCATATGTATGATGCACATCAGTGGCACCACGCATACAACCGGCTACAGAGACCTGACATATTGGATTTTCAGTAAGGAATCTTTCTCTCAATTTGAGGTACTCAACATCTTTCTTTTTCTTTTTAGAAGAAACCAGAGGGATTTTATAATCAGTTGGTTTCTGTGTAATGTTATCTGTATCAATGGCTTTTTGGCAACTCCAACAATATTTACAGTATTTGAATCCCCCAGTTCCTCCACTCTTCCAGATGGGTCTTTCTAGACCACATCCATCACAGATTTTTAATTTGCTTTTAATTGACATAGACTTCAGTATTTAAAATCTCTTTCCATAAATAACCATAAGCAGTCTTTTGTATAGTACCTTTGATAGCATTATCAATAGAGTTATGACTAGTTAAGTTTAGTTTTTTCTTTACATCATTAAGAGATGAAAACTTGTCTAATAGTATTCCATCAAGTGAATACTGTTCAATTATTCTTTTTACTCTACAATAGTTTCTATTGTGTGAGACAATGAAACCCTTTGCAGTAACTCTTTTACCATTTAGAGCTTCTCTAACTTGATTTGCTGTAGTGTTTAACTGTTTAGCTGTTTCTTCAATAGACTTGTAACTAGTAATATATTCAGCTGTTTTAGAAAAAAGATAAACCTTTTTAGATAGTTTATCTACCCATGGATCAATAAGTTGTTTCTTAAAGGTTTTAAACTGAAACTGACCTGCTTTATAATCACTTCTACATGATTGATATATAGAAGTTTCACTTATGTTAAGAACATGAGCAGCTTCTTTGGCTGAAATCCATTCTGCAATAAATTCTCCAGTCAATCTATATTGGTATACTCTAGTAGAATCTTTCCATTTATGACCACCAGGAGCTTTATTTAATAATGAACCATTACCATGAATCTTTCTACCATACCTAGCTATAAGTTCAACTTCTTTAAGACAAGCTTCTTCTTTATTGTCATAAATAGCAACTATGCTAACCGAATAATCATTTATAGAAGTATATTCAGTCCATTCAACTTGTCTTTTTCTATTCTTACTATAAGCTCTAGAGTATTCATTCTTATTAACTGAAGAACCTATACCAACATAGAATACAGTGTTGTCAACAATATTTGTATGAGTGTAAACATAATAATACATATGGAAGAATTGTTTTATACTACAAATATAATACATTTCTTCCACATAGTTGTCTTATTTTGTTTAGTTTCATTGTTCTTGTTGTTTAAAGGTTGTTTCACTAATTTGATATTCATTCCATTTAAAAGGATTTGTTGTATCAATTTCTCTCCACATTCCCACTATTCCAAACATAATTAAACCCGTTAA